CGCGATGGTCTCGCTTTTGCAGCGGGTCCAGAACCGCGCCCACGGCTTGCCGGGGATGGCGGTGTTCTACGGGCCGAGCGGCTGGGGTAAGACCACTGCCGCCGTCTATGCGGCCAATAAATTCAGCGCCTATCAGGTGCAGGTCAAATCGACATGGACGGCGCGGAAGTTCTGCGAGGCCACGCTGGCCGATATGGGGATCAAGCCCGCGCGCACGATTGCGGATATGGTCGATCAGATCTCCGAAGAGCTGGCGATCAGCGGCAAGCCGTTGATTATTGATGAGGCCGACCATTTGGTGGCGCGGCGCTGCATCGAGTTGGCGCGGGATATCTATGAGAGTTCCGGCGCGCCGGTGCTGTTGATCGGCGAGGAAGAGCTGCCGCAAAAGCTCCAGCAATGGGAGCGGGTTCATGGCCGGATGCTCGATTGGGTCGCGGCTCAGCCCGGCACGATCACCGACGTGGCGCATCTGGCGAAGATCTACTGCCCGAAGGTCACGCTGGCGGCGGATCTGTCGGAGTATCTGCTCAAGGTTTCGAACAAATCGATCCGCCGGATCTGTGTGAACTTGGAGCGGGTGCATGAATTCGCCCAGACCAAGGACATGCAGCAGATCTCGATGATGGATTGGGGCCGCAACGGGTTCTTCACCGGCCAAGCGCCCGCCGCGCGGAGGGATGTGGCATGAGGCAGGGACGCAACTCGACGGAAGAGATCCACGCCGCGTTTCAGCATGCTTTGGGCATGGGAGATTTCACGGCGGGGGAATTGACGAAGGGGGCAGGGGTCACGGCATCGGTGGCGGCGCGCTATGTGCGCAGCTGGGTAAGCACAGGGATCGCCGAGATCGCCCGCACCGAGGGCCGAACCCGTCGCTACCGGATCACCCAATTCGCCCGCGAGAGCATCGGGGCAGGGATGGAGCGCGACCGCCTGCTGGAGACCTCGGAGCCAGTGACCGAGCAACTCTGGCGCAGCATGCGGATGCAGAAGGAATTTTCGGCGGCGGATCTCGCGTCCACCAGCCTTGGCGTCACCGAGGCGCAGGCGCAGGGATATTGCAGCCTGCTTCTGGAGGGCGGCTATCTGCGCGTCACCCGCACTGCCATCCCCGGCAAGCGCACCGCGCGCTACCGCTTGATCAAACCCACGGGCGCACATGCGCCAGTCGAGTGCCGCGTGCGCGCAATCTGGGACGCCAATGAGGACGAATTCACCCATATCGTGAGGGGCCGGAGATGAGCGATCTTATGACAACGGTGCAGACCGCTTGGGGGCCGCTATGCCCCGATTGGGTCATCACTCTCGCGCGGGCCTGCATGGATACCAGCCAGAACAAGGTCGCGGAGAAGATCGGGCGATCCGGTGCACTGGTGAGCCAAGTGCTGCGGGCGAAATATCCGGGCGATCTGGGCGCGGTCGAGGAGCTGGTGCGCGGACATTTCGAAAATGCCGTGGTGGATTGCCCCGCGCTGGGCTTCCTGCCCACGCATGAATGCCGGATGTGGCGCGAGCGCTCCAAGACCTTCGTCAGTTCCAACACCCTGCGGGTTCGGATGTATCGCGCCTGCGCGCGCTGCCCTCGCGCGGCGGCACCGGAGGGCAAGGCATGAGCGAGATTGAACTTCGCGAGCGGATTGCGGCGATTGCGTTGCAGGTTGCGGATCTGCACGGGGTGAGCTTGGCCGATATGATCGGCAAGGGGCGCGCGCCGGAGGTGCAATGGCCGCGCCATGAGGCGGCCTATGTCTGCCAGCAGCTGACCTCCGCGCCCTATGCGGTGATCGGCGCGGTGCTGGGCGGGCGCGATGCCACCACGATCAAACACTCGCTGCAGCGGGTGACGGGGCGGGCGCAGGCGGATCCGGATTACCGTGTCAGCTTGGCGCAGCTGCTGGAGGGCATGGACGCCGCGCCCAATACCGCGCTGCGCGCTCGTGCCGTGTTGCAAACCCAAGCCCGCGCCGATGCGCAGCTCTCTGCCTCGCTCCTCGCGGCCTGCTCCATCCTATCGGATGCCAAGCTGACCGATGCCGAGGCCCGCCGCGCGGCGCTCTCGATCATGACCCATGCGGTCCCCCATTCCCCCACCCATGAAGGAGCCCTTCAATGAGCCTTTACCCTCCAGCAATTCTGCCCTCGGGCCGCGTGACGATTGATGGTGTTGAACACATCATCGGCGGGCGCGGTGAGAAGACACCCGTCTCGATGATCAAACCCCAGCACCTTCTGGAAGACGCGCTTGTGCGTGAGGAGATGGGCCATGCGGTCGCACTTTCCGATCAGCTCTCGCGCTTCTCGGCGCATTTTTACGAGAACCTCGGGGCGTTCGAGGATTTGATCGCCGAGCGCTATGAGGCGAAGATCGGCGGCCAGAAGGGCAATAAAACCCTGTTCAGCCATGACGGCACGATGAAGATCACCGTGCAGATTGCCGATCAGGTGGTGTTCGGCCCTGAGCTGCAGGTCGCCAAAGAGCTGGTCGATGAATGCCTGACGGAATGGACGGCGGGATCGGGCGCGGAGTTAAAGGCGGTCGTGAACCGTGCGTTCAACGTGGACAAAGAGGGGCAAATCAACCGCGCCGCGCTCTATCATCTGCTGCGCCTCGAGATCGCGCACCCGCGCTGGCAATCCGCGATGCAGGCGATCAAGGACGCGATGAAGACGGTCGGCACCAAGCGCTACGTGCGCTTCTATCGCCGCGAGACGCCGGACAGCCCGTGGAAACCCGTCACCATCGATCTGGCGAAAGCCTGAGGATCCGTCGATGAGCCAGACTGTCAAACTGATCCATGTCGGATGCCGCGAACTGGGCATTGATAGTGAGACGCGGCGCGCGCTGCAGCTGCAGCTGGTGGGTAAGGAAAGCCTTACCGCGATGACGGAGGCCGAGCGCAAGCAGGTGTTAGAGGCGCTCAAGGCGCGCGGGTTCAAGCCGTTTGGTGATCCCAAGGCGGGCGGGCGCGGCAGGCCTGCGGCCAAGCGCTCCGATGTGCGGTTCGCGCATGTGCTGTGGCGGCTGCTCGTTGTTGCAGGCGAGGCGAAGGTGGCGGGGCCAAAGGGCCTCAACGCCTTCATACGCGCGCGGTTTGAGAAGACATGGGGCTACGTGCCGCTCGATATCGACGTGATGCAGGAGGCGGCCCAGATCCGCGACGTGGTCGAGGCGCTCAAGGATTGGTGCCATCGCAAAGGCGTGGAGCTGGAACAATGACGACATTCCCCGGTATTGCGGGCCAGATCGAGGAGGCGATTGGCATCGAGCTGACCACTCTCCTGATCCGCCGCTGGGGCGGGTTGAACTGCGCGATCCCGGTGAAGGCGCGGGGATCGAAGCTGGCGGAGGTCGTCGGCTTTGAGGCGGCCGAGGCAATCATCCGCGCGATTGGCCCCGGCAAGATCGTGCTGCCCTGCGCGGCGATGCGCGGGGTGCGGCGGCAGATGGCCGAGCGCAAGGCGGGTGCGATGGCGGCGCTGCAACGCGGGCGCTCCCTGCATCAGGTGGCGGTCGAGTTCGATCTGCACACCCGCACCGTGTCCAAATACCGCGCGGAGCTGGAGGCGGGCAGGGACGCCCCGCAGATGCAGCTGCCGTTTGACAAGCGCTAGGCCGATCTGCGACTATCCGAGCAGATCGCGGAGGCCTGATCCGCTTGATTTATAACGCCCTTGAATGCGTTCAGAGGCGATGCACCCTCCCGAACTTGCGACTGTCCGAGTGTAATCTCGGAGGTCGCAGATGCGTATCAAGAACCACAAACTCGTCGGGGCGGACTACACCTCTGCGCGCCTGATCGGCGGATCGATCACCCCGAACATTGTTATTCTGCATGACACCGCTGGACGGCTCGAGAAGGGCAATTCGGCGCGCTATCTGGCGACCACGCCGAAGGCCTCGGTGCATTTTGTGATCGAGCGCGACGGCACGATTGTGCAGCTGGTGCCGACCAACCGCCGCGCGGGCCATGCGGGGCAATCCTCCTTCCACGGGCGCAGCGATTGCAACGGTTTTTCTATCGGCATCGAGATCGTGAACCCCGGTCGGATGACGGCAGGCGGGGAAGGGAAGGCACGGGCGTGGTGGGGCGAATACTTCGCGCTGGCCGAGGGCATTGCCGAGATCACCACGCCGGAACATGGCCACGGCTTCTGGATGGGCTACAGCCCCGAGCAGATCACGGCGGTGACCGCTCTCTTGGAAGCACTCTTCCGCGATATCGAAACCCTCACCGACATCACCACCCATTGGTATGTCAGCCCCGGTCGCAAGGTCGATGTGAACCCGCTGTTCCCGCTCGAGCAGATCCGCGCGCAGATCTTGGGCCGCGATGATCCGGCGATCCTTGCTGCCGATGCGGAAAGCGCGGCTGTCGATCACGGCGAACACGTCCAGATCAACACGCCCGGATCGGCGCTCAACATGCGCCGCTGGCCCTCCTTCAATCCCAATGTAATCACCGCGATCCCGAACGAGACCGTCGTGCCGGTTCTGCGCGCGGGCGTGTTCAACGGGCGCGAATGGCTCTGCGTGATCTTCAACGGTCAGGAGGGCTGGATCGTGGCGCGCTATGCCGATCCCGTCTCAACTTCTTCCCCCATTGGCTTCAACTGAAAGGCTTTTCCATGCTTCCCAATAATCGCTCTTTGCCGGTGCTGCCGATGTGGCAGGCCCGTTCGTTCTGGGTCCAGCTCTTGCTGGCGCTCACCGTGATGCTCAACGCGCAGGGCGTGGATCTGATGGGCGCGCTCGGTTCCCTCGGCCTTGGCACCACGCCGGAAGATGTGGTGGAGACCGGCGCGCGCACCGTGAATGCCGTCCAGCAACTCGCGCCGATTGGCCTCGGGCTTTGGGCGTGGATCGAGCGGCGTGCGCCGAACTTCCGGCTGAGCCTCTGGGGGCGCTGATGCAAGGCGAAGTCCTCAATATCTCGCCGCTGATCGTCTGGGCGGTTGCGCTGTCGCAGCTGCTCACCTTCGGCCTGACGATCTGGAACCTCTTAGCGTCGGGATCACGGGCGAACGCCAAAACCCTGCTCGAGCATGGCCAGAGTCTCGCCGCGCATCAGCTGCGGCTGGCCTCCTTGGAGCAAAAGCAAACGCAAATCCCGTCCTCGAACGATCTGCATGCGCTGGAGCTGACGATGGAGCAGCTCAAGGGCGAGATGCGAGCGATGACCGCCACGATGCAGGGGCAGACCGGCATCATGGAGCGGCTCGAGCTGATCGTCGGGCGACATGAACAACACCTGCTCGATGGGAGCAAACGATGACTGATTACGCAAAAACCGTCCGCCTCCACCGCCGCTTGGCGATCCTGCGGCATCTGGAGGCGATCCCCGAATACACCGGCAATGCCGCGATCTTGCAGGACGTGCTGCGCGGGCTTGGCCTGCCCAGCTCGCGCGATCAGGTGATCACCGAACTGGCGTGGCTCAGGGAGCAGGGGTTCGTCTCCTATAACGCCGAGGCGGACTTCCTCGTCGTCACCGCGACCGCGCGCGGCGTCGATATCGCGCGCGGCGTGGCCACCCATCCCGAGATCCAACGCCCCAGCCCGAAAGCGTAAGCCATGCCGCCGCCCCGGAAAGTTGACCTGCTGCCCCATGAGCTGCGCGACTGGCTGCGCGAGGCGCTGATCGCGCGCGGCTTTGGCGATTACGTCGCCCTCGCCGAGGAGTTGAATTTCAAGCTGGAGGAGGCGGGCCTCGAGCTGCGCATCGGCAAATCGGCGCTGCACGCTTTTGGACAAGATTTTAAAGCCTATGCCGAGACCCAACGCGCCGCTCAGGAGGAGATCCGCGCCTTCTTGCAAGAGGCAGGCGTGAAATCCGAGGTCGATGTCACCTCGGCGCTGTTCCAGCAGCTGACCACGATCCAGTGGCGGTTACAGATGATGATGTCGGATCCCGATAATCTCCCCGATCCGAAGGGGATGAAGGATCTGACCACCGCGCTCAACAACCTGATCCGCTCGACCGATCTGCGCGAGAAGCTCGTGGCCGAGGATCGCCGCGCGCAATCCGCCAAGCTCGACGCGGCGGTGGGCAAGGGCGACATCGATGCCGAAGCCGCCGCCAAAGCGCGCGCAATCATGGGGTTTGCATAATGGGTAACTTTCTCTTGGGCCTTTTGATTGGCCTCATTTTGAGCGCACCGCGTGGTGGGTCTGCGCCGAGATCCAGCTACGGAGGCGGAAGTTCTCGCCCGCCTCGGCTTGATCCCTCAAAGCGGCCCGCCAATTGCCCTGACGCCTCTCCGAAGAAATGATGACGCTCACCTCATCTCCTGTCGTCCAATTCCTGCCCTATCAAAAGGCGTGGATTGCGGATGCCAGCCGCTTCAAGATCGGCATGTTCTCGCGCCAGACGGGCAAGACCTTCTCGACGGGCGGCGAATGCGTGGATGATTGCTTCACCGCGTGGAAAGAGGATCGCCGCGCGCGCTGGGTGATCTTGTCGCGCGGCGAGCGGCAGGCGGCCGAGATGATGACCGAGGTGATCAAGCCGTTCACCCGCGCCTATTACGAGGTCTATAACACGCTGGTGAAGGGCGGCGAGCCGCGCTTTGAGGAGGGGGAATTCCGCGCCCCGCAAGAGAAGGGGCCGGATGCGGTCTATAAATCGCTGGAGGTGGCCTTCCCGAACGGCTCGCGGATCACGGCACTTCCCGCCAACCCCGACACCGCGCGGGGGTTCTCGGCGAATGTGATCCTCGACGAGTTCGCCTTCCACGCCAAATCCCGCGAGATCTGGGCGGCGCTGTTCCCCGTCATCTCGAAGACCGGGCTGCGGCTGCGGGTGATCTCGACGCCCAACGGCAAGGGCAACAAGTTTTACGAGCTGATGACGGCGGAGGACACGGTCTGGTCGCGCCATCATGTCGATATCTATGAGGCGGTGCGCCAAGGGCTGGACCGCGATGTCACCATGCTGCGCAAGGGCATGGCGGATGAGGACGCGTGGAAACAGGAATACGAGCTGCAATGGCTCGATGAGGCGTCGGCTTGGCTGCCATATGATCTGATCGCGACCTGCGAGCATCCCGCCGCTGGCATGCCGGGCCTCTATCGCGGCGGCCCGTGCTTTGTCGGCGTCGATATCGCCGCGCGCAATGACCTCTTTGTCATCTGGGTGATGGAGGCGGTGGGCGATGTGCTCTGGACCCGCGAAATCATCACCCGCCGCCGCGCGACCTTCTTCGAGCAAGATCAGCTCTTGGCAGAGGTGTTTGAGCGCTACCGCGTGGCGCGCTGCGCGATGGACCAGACGGGGATGGGCGAGAAGCCCGTCGAGGATGCCAAGCGCCGCCATGGCGAGAGCCGCGTGGACGGGGTGTTGTTCTCTACCACCTCGAAACTGGCGCTGGCGACCGATCTCAAACAGTCGATGGAGGATCGCCGCGCGCGGATCCCTGCGGGGGATGTGGTGCTGCGCGCCGATCTTCACGCGATCAAAAGCCAGACGGGGCTGACGGGGATCCGGCGGCTGGTCGCGGATGGCGACACCGATGGCCACGCGGACCGGTTCTGGGCGGGGGCCTTGGCGGTCTCGGCCAGCGGCTCGGAGTACCAGCCATATGACTATAAATCCGTGCCGCGCGCCTCGCGTGACACCGACCGCGATATCCGCACCACCGCAGGCTTCGGTGCGATGAAAGGGGTGATCTGATGGCAATTCTGGATCAATACGGGCGGCCTGTGAACGTGGGTTCGCTGACCAAACCGCAGGCGGAGCCGGGGCTGACAGGCATTCGCCAGATCTGGGCGGGCAGTATTGCCTCGGGCCTGACGCCAAAGCGCTTGGCCCGTATCTTGGCGGAATGCGATCAGGGCAATCTCGATGCCTTCCTGACCTTGGCCGAGGAGATGGAGGAGCGCGATCCGCATTATCAATCGGTGCTGGGGATCCGCAAACGGGTGATCTCGGGGATCGCGCCGACGATCACGCCCGCTTCTGACAGCGCAAAGGATAAGGAGATCGCCGAGCAGGTGCGGATCCGCATCGCCGAGCATGACGGGTTCGGCGATATGGTCGAGGATCTACTCGACGCGCTCGGAAAAGGCTTTGCCGTGGTCGAGGTGGATTGGGCGCGCTCCGCCAAAGAATGGTGGCCGACTGCCTTTGAGTACCGCGATCCGCGCTGGTTTGTGTTTGAGCGCGAGAAGGGGGTGGAGCTGCGCCTGAAGGATGACGCGGATCCGGTCAACGGGGTGCCACTCACCCCGTTCAAGTTCATCCAGCACCGCGCCAAACTCAAATCCGGCCTCGTCTATCGCGGCGGGCTGGCGCGATTGGTGGCGTTCTCGTGGATGTGCAAAGCCTATACGCTCAAAGACTGGATGGCCTTCATCGAGACCTACGGCTTGCCGCTGCGGCTGGGGCGTTACGGCCCCGATGCCACGCCGACCGATGTGCAAACCCTGTTCCGCGCGGTGGCCAATATCGGCACCGATGCGGCGGCGGTCTTGCCGCAAAACATGAGCATCGACTTCGAGAATGGCCCGGCGGCGAACTCCGACAAGATCTTCGAGAATCTCGCGCGCTATATTGATGAGCAGGTCTCGAAGGCGGTTCTGGGTCAGACGATGACGTCCGACAACGGCAGCTCGATGGCGCAGGCGAATGTGCATAATGAGGTGCGCCACGATATCGCCGCCTCGGATGCGCGGGCGGTGACGGCTTCGATCAACCGCGATCTGGTGCGGATGTTTGTTGACCTGAACTTCGAGGGGCAAAAGTCCTATCCGCGTCTGGTGATCAAGGTCGACGAGCCGGAGGACACCAATGCGAAGATCACCAATGCGGTAAAGCTGATG